GAAAAAACTCCTGTGATTAAAAACCGTTAATTCAGTCTTACATCCAGGAGTTACTTCTTCGAATTTGTTTACAAGAATATTTGCTAGTGTGTTGCATAATCTTTTTCCATCTAAAAGATTATTAATTTCAATTTGTGACATTATTAATATTTAACTTTTTATTTTTACAATCTTATGTAAAAAAAAAATTTAGTTAAATAGTAATTATTTTTTGTTGTAATACTTTTCAACAATTTTTGTAACTGCACTCTTAACAGACTGTGTGTTTTGTTGACTCTGTGTTTGAGTTTGAGTCTGTGTTTGAGTTTGAGTTTGTGTTTGGTTGTTTTTACATCCGCATCCTGACATAATCTTTATTTTTATTTAGTTTATTATTTTAAATTTATGTTTATAACAAGTTTTTCTAATAGAACCATTATAACCATTATTTACTTTCTTACCTCTAAGTGAATTTGACAATTTCATTCTAACATTTCTATGTTTTCCTTTAGCAAACCCATTTTCAATTAAATAGTTTGCTCCATCAACTAAATTGTCAAAAACAAACTCATTTTTATTATAAATATTAATCAAAACAAATCTTTCAAAATTACCATTCTTTTTTTGATTATATTTTGACAATTTATTTTTAACTTCGTCGTTGTACGTGTTCCTTCTAAATTCATTAACTGTCGCTAAGTTGTAACCAAAATTAGATTCGTTTGATTTAAAAATTGTAATATATTTATTTTCTAACTGAATTAATTCTATTGAATTACATAGTTCTAAAATTTCGAATGTAAAGTTTTCTTCACCAAACTTGTTATATGAATTTTGTAAATGACTATTGTCGTGTTTATTATTACGCAACATCCAAAAATGTTTGTATTTTCTGGCATGAACATTAACAGAACTACCTATATAGGTTTTACCATCAACTAAGTTTCCTATTTTATATATTCCTGCATTCATATAGTATAAATATCTAATTAAATATTACTAAAACTTTCATATAAGCCATAAACTAAATTTGTAATATATTTATAACATATGTCATTAGAAAAAATCATAAAAAGGGTCATTTATGAACAGATTGAAAATGTTATAAGGATTTCACCTGAAGACTTTAAAGAAAATTTGCCCTATTTCAATAGTGATGTTGCATTACTAAAAAAATATTACAAAAATAAAGATATTATAATCACCGGTGATTTAGATTTACAATACGACAAAGAAATTAAAAATCTTGATTCACTCTCTAAAATTGAAGGTAATTTAGATATTAGTTATAGTAACGTTGATGTTTTTGATGAAAGTAAGGCTAAAAACTTTAGAGACTGGAATAGTAAAAGATATTATATAAGACAACAAAAAATACTTCAAGAAAAACTTAATTATTTAGATGAACTAAGAAAGAAAAACGATTGGAATATTCAAAATGGAAAAAAAATATCCTACCAAACAGAGGCATTATACGAACATTTAGAAAATCAACGTAAATTGTCTTATTATGACGATGGCGTTAGTGAGGAAGAAGTTCTTGAGGACAAATATTTTATTTATCCTGAAAAATACACACATTATGGTGGTGGTTTTTTTACTTGGTTAGGTGAGGATGATAGAGACACAGAATGGATGGTATATAGTGAAGACGAAATAGAAAGTGCCGCTAGACGTTCAATCGAGGGGAGAATAGATGAACTTGGATATGAAGCATTTGCTTCTTGGGTTTGGGAAGACCATTTAGATAATGAGTCGGTTAGAGGTTTTTTAAGTGATTATATATCAGAATCAATTTATGATGACCCTGAAAATTGGGGAATTAAAAAAGATTTAACACAACAACAAGAAAAAATTGTAAATATATACAAACAAAAAATTGAAAAATTAGAACAAAGAATAAATAATGAAGATTTAGATGAAGAAACCGAAAATAGCATCCAAGACGAAATTGATGATATAACACAACTAATAGAAGACGTTGAAGAAAATCCAGAAGGTGATTACAACCAAGACGAAATAGAATCAGCAATTGAATCTTATGTTGACGATAATGAAGATGAATTTGTTTCATTTTTAAACGACCAAGGATTCGACAAAAATGAAATTTTTTATTATGTTGATACGGAGGCTGTAATAGATTATATAATTAATAGTGATAGTTGGGGGGATATTTTAGGTAGTTATGACGGTGACCACGATGAAATTGATGTAAATGGAAAGACATTTATTATAATGAGATATAATTAATTTATTTACTGACCAACATATTTTTCTTATTTTTTATACATGGAGACAAATTGGGTATTTCAAGAGCCAGTAGATTTTGAACACAAACAATATATTTTATTAGGGTATTTACAAAAAATTGAAAAAGAGTTAAACGATTTTAAACTTTATCCAAATTTTCAATTGTTGTCACTTCATTTGGCTAATATAAATTTAGTATTACAAAAAGGTCAATATTTGTCATTGACAAAAAAATTAAAAGAAAAAGACGAAGAAATTTTATTATCAGATTTAGTTAGTCAAGAAATACCACCAATGACTGGACAAGAAATCTTAGAATTATATAGAATAAGCAAATATTCATCAGAGAAATTACAAAACTTTTTTGACCACGCAAAAGCAATTTGGGAGTTGGTGAATGATAGTATTTCATTAACTGTACTAAACAACTCAAAAAAAATTGAAAGCAAACAAGGACTTTTTATAATTAAAAACAAAGAAAAAAATTACTTATACGAATTTGTAATTAAAGAAATAAAAAAGAATTTTCCTGATGTTAAATGCTACATTAAAAAAATATGTGAGATTGAAAACCAAGAAATTACTCCAGAGTTATTTGAAAACAAAAAAACTTTAATTAAAAATTTAAGCAGTGAAGAAGTTCATAGAGAACTTATACTATTCAAAGTAAATCACGACGATAATTTTCCATTCAATGAGACATTGATTCCTTTGACCAAAAGAAAATTGTTAAACTTTATACAACAATCTAAAATTATAAATAAGGTTAATTTGACAAAAACAATTCAATAAACTATACTATTGATATGAAGAAAAAAGAAATCATTAAAGAGATTAAAAGTATGGTTAAAAAGTATCCCAATGACTTAGATTTAGGAAACCAAGTGAGAACCTTTTTGTTAAACTTAAAAAGTAAAAAGAGTAATGGGATTTAATAAAAGATTTCTTAACAAAGAACAAATTTTAAAAAATCAACATCATATAATTGAGTATCTTCAAGCAGATGCACTTTTTATAACGGATAAGTTTTCTGAAGAAGTTTACAGATTATTCAAGGATGGGGCAAATGAAAAAACAATAATTGAATATATAAATAAAAATAAATGAAAGTAACCTTAGAATATGTATGGTTAGATGGATATACTCCAGAACCAAACCTTAGAAGTAAAGTAAAAGTTGAAGAAATTAATACAAATGTGAATGAGTTCAAATTTCCAGAATGGAGTTTCGATGGGTCATCAACAAATCAAGCAAACACAGAAAATTCAGATAAAATATTAAAACCTATAAGATATTATACTCAAAAATCTTTTCCTTTAGAAAATAGCAGGGTATATGTTTTATGTGAAGTATTAAATTCAGACGGCACACCCGACGAATCAAACATTAGGTCAAAAGTTGAAAACCAAGAAGATTTGTGGTTTGGTTTTGAACAAGAATATTTTATTAAAAATTCAAAAACAAATAATATCTTAGGCCACGAAACCCCACATTTAGAACCCCAAGGAAAATATTATTGTGGAGTTGGACATAATGTTGTTGGAAGGGGTTTTGCTGAGGAACACATGGCGTTATGTTTAATGTATGGTATGGAAATAACAGGTATTAATGCTGAAGTCGCATTAGGACAATGGGAATACCAAGTTTTTTCTAAAGGAAGTTTGAAGGCTGCCGATGATTTATGGATGACAAGATATTTTTTACATAGACTTTCAGAAAAGTACAACTATGAAATAATTTTACACCCAAAACCAATTAAAGGTGATTGGAATGGTTCAGGGATGCATACCAATTTTTCAAATGAAAGAATGAGAACACTTGGTGGTTATGAATATTTTCAAGCAATTTTCAATACATTTGGTTCAAGACATCATGACCATATTAAAAATTACGGTTCCGAAAATAATTTGAGACTTACAGGAAAACACGAAACACAATCAATTGAAAAATATAGTTATGGTATTGGTGATAGAGGGGCATCAATTAGAATCCCAAAATCAACCGCCGAAAATTGGAAAGGGTATATTGAAGATAGAAGACCGGCATCTAACGCTGATTCATATAAAGTTGTTTTAGAAATTATAAAATCACTTAAAAGTACAGAAACATTAATGGAGATTACCATGAAAATGAATACCAAAATAAACGTAGATGAACTGAGCGGTAAATACGGAACAGTTACAAATGAAGAGTTGTTAAAAGAATACAGAGAAGAGGAATAATGGTTAATGGATGGGCGTTATTAGTGGAGATAGTTTTTGGTTTTTTAGCCCAAATTGGAACATTCTTCCAACTTCAAGGACCTTTTAAATATGAATGGATAAAAAATAATTATTGGTTAACAGTAATGATGGGTATACCAATATCTATGTTATTTATTTATTCTGTAAAAAATATGATAATAGCGTTTAATGGTCAAATGTGGCCTTCAAGGTTGATTGGGTTTAGTGTTGGAGCAGTTGTTTTTACATGGTTAAGTTGGTTAATTTTTAAAGAACCACTAACACTTAAAACCATAGTTTGTTTAATTTTAGCAATAGGAATTTTAATAATACAATTATTTTGGAAATAGAATGGAAAATAAAGAACAGGTAAACCATCCAGAACATTATGGAGGTTCAGAAAACACATACGAAGCAATCAAAGTTATTGATGCTTGGGATTTGGGATTTAGTTTAGGAAATACAGTAAAATATATATCACGTGCAGGAAAAAAAAGAAAAGATAAAGAACTTGAAGACCTCAGAAAGGCTCTTTGGTACCTCCAACACCACATCGAAACGCTTGAAAAAGAAAACAGGTTTTGATAAAGAAATAAATGTTTGGGACGCTCTTACAACACCAAACGAATTATTAAGAGAAACCCTTATAAATTTTATGTGGGGATTTTTAGGTAATTCAATAGTAGTTTTTGCGGCAAAAGAACTGGACTTTATGGTTTTAATTAACTATATTGTTTATTACGTATTGATTTCTTACATTGTTAATAGAAAAAAATATGAAACCATGTTAGGTAAATTTATTGTCCTACCTGGTTCAGCTGCGGCAGGAGCATTTACAGGATATAAATTAGCACAAATAATAGCACAAATGATATAAATTTAACTATGAAAAAAATAATATTTGTTTTTTGTTTTCTTGTTTATTCGATTATGTTGTGTCAAACAA